GACCAATCCGCCCTTCTCCGCGACACCACCCTACGAATCGCCTGCCCTGCTGGCGGCGCGGTGACTATCGACTGGGGCGATGGCACTAGCTCGGCTGTCGCATGCAATGGTGTGCTTCAGGTCCACACGCATACCTACAGCGGGTTTGGGATTTACACGATTCGAGTCCTCGGAACCGTGCATCTCATCACGGATTTCCGGTGCTATGCTCAGTCGTGGGTTTCGGGCGACATCGCGTCTATGCGCGGGCTGACGAATCTGACGATCCTGAATCTCCGCTCCACGGCGGTTAGCGGCGACATCGCAGCACTCAGCGGGCTGGTGGCCACGACAATCACCGGAGATATCGCCTCGCTCAGCGGGCTGGTGGATCTGACGGGCCTGTATCTCTACTCCACGTCAGTCTCCGGAGATATCGCCTCGCTCAGCGGGCTGACGAATCTGACGGTCCTGTATCTCCACACCACGGCAATCACCGGTGATATCTCGGCACTCAGCGGGCTAGTGGATCTGACGATCCTGTCTCTCCACACCACGACAATCACCGGAGATATCGCCTCGCTCAGCGGGCTGGTGGATCTGACGGGCCTGTATCTCTACTCCACGTCAGTCTCCGGAGATATCGCCT